TCCTTGGTGGTTTTGTGCTTCCGAGCTAACGTCACCATCAGGGTTTTCACACCGTCAGCCACATCGGGGTCGATGTAGCGCCGGGTCAGGTCCTCCAACGAATGCCCGGACCCGCCTTCTTCCCGGCCACGCGGGTCTACTAGGTGGGCGAGGATTCTGGTGTCGTGAACCTTCGGCCACAAAGACCTCATCGGCACACCCAAACACCTGTCGAACACCTGTAGGTCGAACGAGGCGTTGTGGAACACAAGGCGTTTCAGTGCCCGTAACGCTGATGCCACATTCTGTGCGTAGTAGCCGCCCCGTTCAACCGGGACCACCCAGGCTTCTTCCCCGTTACCGAACTGCGCTACCCGGCATTGGAATCCTTCGGAGTAAATGTTCAGCCCGGTGGTTTCGGAATCGACCGCCAACCCGTTGAGGTTGGCTTTGATGAAGGTGCGGAACCCTGTCAGGTCATCAACATTTTCCACTACGTTGATGACCACCGGCTGATCGTCAACCTTGTGGTGGTGTTGAATCACTTGTGATAGATGCCTCTCAGGATTCGGGATACGGTGGCAGGGTTCACCGCGAACACATCAGCAATCTCGCTTTGTGTCATGTCGCTGGCCCTGGACAGGTTGCGGATTTCTTTGACTTCCCGCTCCGACAACTTCTTACGGTTGTTGCGTTCCTCTTTGTACGCTTCGAGTTGCTTGCGTAGCTCGTCGCGCTCTTTGATGATCGCGTCAAGTTCCCGCATGAAAGCGGCTATTGTTTCGCTCACTAGTCACCGTAGGCTTTCGCCATTTGGGAGAACAGGTGCCATTGGGCGGCTGACAACATGCCCAAGGTTTCAACGAAACTGATCGTTTCGGGGGTGTGGGCGAACTGAATGCCCATCTGCCCGTCAGATTGCAGGGTGCGTGTGATGGTGATGCTGGTGATGTTCATGGATTCTTCGGCCACAAAATTGTCCTTCCAAGCGGTGAGGGGTGAGGGTGGGGCAGCCGTGTACCGCCCCACCCCCAACCATTGTCTAGTTACAGCCAAACAGGTTGCTCAGATGAGCCACGCGGAGGCATCCACGCCTTCCACGGCTTCCCCGTCTTACCCACACCGGACTTGAACGTCCAGTCAGGACCCGGTGCATCAGGGGTTCCTGCCGGGGGTGCCACGGCTGCTGCCGGGGCACGGTTCGACGGTGCAGCACCACCCGCACCCTTGTTCTGCCCCGAGAAATGCTGCGCCGCCTTGGACGTTTGCTCCATCAGCTTCACCAGAAGGCCGGCGTTGTCCCCCGAAACCTGCTCGTAAGCGTCCGCGAGGTCCGCAGCGTGAATCACAATCCACGGTGCATCAAACCCGGCACCACCCTTCAGGGTGACAGTCACACCCTCACGGTCAGAAGAAGGTTTGGTTGCAACCTTCTTGGCCGGTGCCTTCTTCGCAGGCGCAGGCTCCACAGCCTCGTCAGCGATATCCTCGAACGGGTCCACGTCGAACTCTGTCAATTTTGTTTCTTTCTACTAAATGGTTGACAACAGCGGGATTGCTGCTGTCAGCGAACGGGGCAAGCCCCGGTAGTGCAGTCCTCGTCAATGCCGTCACTGACCTGCTTGGCGACAGCGGACTCGTACTCCCACCGCTCCAACCTTTCGTAAGGGCTTTGCGGCATAGACGATTCAGGGAAAATCGTGGCCCCTTTAACCTTTCCCGCGAAGTCCCTGATCTGACCCTCAACATGCGACGGCGCGTACTGTTGAGGATCGACGTTCGCGGTGAAGCTGACAGCGTTGTCAGCCCAGTGCGTTTGGTACAGGGCTTGGAACGTCAGCAGGTCCCGCAACGAAAGGTCATCTGCTGCTTCGACTAGTTCCTCACCGTCACGCCCGTACCGGTTCTCAACCTCCTGAACCAAAGAGTCTTTGGTGGGGATTTCGATGACAGCGGTGTTGGCGGCGTACTGGCAGTCCTCCACCTTGAACCCGTCAGCCTCATACTGTTTCAGCATGGCAACCTGATCTGGGTCGATCTTGGACAGCCGCACCCTGCGAATGAAGAACTTCGCAAAGATCGGATGCACACCCTCCGACACACCAGGCATCTTGGCGATAGTCCCGGTGGGTGCAATGGTGCGTTTCTTCACCGGCACCGGGATGCGGAGGTCATGGCAGAAGTCCTCAGCGGACTGATCGACCACCAAAACCATTTCCCGCAGCAGCTTCACAAAGGATTTGTCTTTGTGTGCCTTCGAGTATTTCCGGCCAGTCATGGCGAGGAAACTCGCCACCCCGAAGTGCCCCACACCGATACGCCTGTTGCGATCCAAAACCTCGCGGGACTTCGGATCACCCACCGGGCTGAACGTCGCCCTGATGAGGAACCGGGTCATCAAACGGTGCGCTGTCAACAACCCCAGACCATCTACCCGCCCGTTATCGTTGACAAACCCAGCCAGGTTGACGTGCCCCAGATTGCAAGGCTCCCAAGGCTCCAACGTGATTTCACCGCAAGGGTTGGTACACACCACCGGGTTGGGTTCACCAACATTCGAGTAGGACGAGTCCCAGAAGCCGGGTTCACCGTTGTTCACCATGCCCTCAGAGATAGCCTTGAGGACCTTCGAGGCTGTCCAGGCATCCCCCTGTTTGCACTGATACCAGAAGGTGTCATCGACCTCTACTGAGATGTTGGTTGTCCAGTGCGATCCGGAGTTTTGTTTGATGTTGATGAACTCCATGATTTGCGGGTCAGCCCAGTGCATCATTGCCATACGTGCAGACCTGCGTACCCCGCCGGCGACAACGCACTGCGCGATAGCGTGGTCGATATCCATTGCGCCGATACCGTCCAACTGGGTGCCTGCACGCGAGGACAACACCTGGGAAACCGTCATCAACATCTGCGCCAACGGCAACGGGCCTGATGCGTGCCCGCCGAAGGTTTTCAGTTTCGCCCCTGCGTGGCGAACCCTGGAAACATCGTAAACCCGTTGGTAGTGCTGGGTTTCGGTGCGGTAGTGGGATTCGATGAGGTCGGTGAGGGCTGCCGCCCACCCCTCCCTGCTGTCCTCCACCTGGAACGCACCAGACCAGTCCGGATCGTACTTTGTGGACAACACCCCGGCGTCTTTCAGACTTTGGTGGTCGATGTGTTCCTCGTCGCACACGATTTCTACTTTGAGGAAGTGCTGCACCACCGGGTAGTCCTTCAGGTAGTGGTTGGAGTAGTTGGCCCCAACCCCACCACCTTCCATGAGCCGCATGAAGGTGAACTCGAAATGATCGGCGGGGTTTGGGGTCCAACCGGCCACCCAGCAATTGAAAAGGTGCTGGGCGTTCTTGACCCCTGATGCCCACAGGTGCCGTCCTGCTGGCAGGATTTTGAAGTCCAGCATCATGTCAATCAACTGCTGGCGTTCATCGGGTAGCTGGTGGCGTGCGTCCACCAACGCCAGGTTTCCGTCCACTACCCGCTCAACGGTTTCGGGCCATTCTTCTCGGCTGCCGTCAGCCTTGATCCGGCTGTAAGTGCGCTCGTAAACGAGCCGCCCCGTAGGTCCGAAGTTAACGTCTGTCACTTATATCCTTTCGTGTAAATGCCGCCGCAAAACATTTCCCGATCTTCCTCAGACCAGTTCTCCACCCTCATTGCCCTCTCATGGGGAAACAGTTCCGGAGATACTTGGGCGCGATAAAGTTCGCTGCGCCCCATCCCGTTATAGGCACGATCCATGATCTGCGAGTAATCCTCTCCACCATTGTCAAGTTCAGGTTCTTGTGGTGACCTGCTGGTTTCTAGAATCTCGTCTATGTTGTTCAGCCCGGTTTTGGGGTCTTTGTAGCGGCTCATAACCCACTAACCCGCGCTTGTACCTGAAGCCGTTGAACGGCTTCCGGACTGTCATCGTCATAGTTGCCTTTGGAAATCCAATGCGCTTTGGACCGGCTTACTGCTTTGCGGGTGCCGGGGCCGTCGTCGCGCTGCATGTGGTTGCGGTGGTGGGCCTGATTCATTTCGGCTGTAAGGGCGGTCAAACCGCGCCGCAGCGCATCCTCATCCGACTTCTCCTTTGGCACTACGCCGGCAACGTACCGTTCCCGAATAGCGTTGACATACTGCGGTGAACGCTCCCGCAAAACCTCCAAAGCCTCAACCAAATCCATCTGATCCCCGTTGAAACGGCCAGAGCTTCCAGACAAAGCACCCGACTTCAACATCCCCTTAACCTCATCGACACAGTATTTGAAACTGCCCTTGAAGTAGTTGTAATCGGTTCTCTCTTTCTTAGCCAACTGGTGCCCGATACCCACCACAGCCCTGTAACGGGCCTTCTTATCCATTTCGATGATCTTTTCGATGGTGCCTGGGCTTTCCAGAAGATGAAGGAAAAGGGATTGCTCCGCTTCCTCCGCGTCCAAGATTCCCGGCCACTGGTAGGCAACACTCTTAGCCGCCTTGACCACTTCAGGCTTCAGTATAAGCACTCGATCATTCATTGTCAAGTCAGACCTCCCACGAATTACCATCAACGGTGAACTTACCTTTAACAACAGGAACAACCTCCGGCTTCACATGCTGACCATCCACCGTCAACAAACCGAACCCCATCTGCCAGTTACCTGTGGCTTGCTTCAAATACTGTGCAAGCCGCATGTCCATCAGATGCCCAACCTCCATCCCAGTGACACCCCTCACCACGTCACCACCAAACCCGAAGGTGTGCGAGCCGATGCCCATGCGGTGCGTGTGCCCGATCACCACCGACGTTTGGAACTTCTTCGCCGCGTTCAACGCCGTATTACCGGCGATCCCCGACAACGAAATACCACCCTTGTGCCCGTGAGTGGTG